TTTTTGTTAGTTATAAGATAAGAGTCCAAGTTTCATGCAGCTTGGACTCTTTTTTTTTATTGAAATTTTCTAAATTTATATATATCTATAGGAAGTATGTTTCATATTAATCATATGAGATTTCCTTTCTTTCTGGAGGGCCGTGATTGCTCCCTGTCCTCCAGATTAAAATATTTTTTTCCACCATGACCCTAGCTGCTAATTTCATTTAAAAAATTATCAATAAAAACATTATCAGCTAACATAATCTGCTTTCTTTTATTTTCGACCTGTCTTCTTAATTCTTTTCTCTTCACTAAATCTTTTTCTTCTTTTAATCTTTTAAATAATTTATCGTACTCCCACCATAAAAAATTTTTTCTTTTAAATTTAATGTCACCTTTTTTAAGAGCTTTAATATATCGATATCTTACATCATCCGGTTCCCAACCTGCCCACCAACATATCTGTTCAAAATCTTTAGATTTAGTTATCCAATAATGTGCATCAGTTTTATTTAAGCTAGGTTTTCTTTCTATAGATTCTATCCTGGTATCTTCAAATGCATTTAATATTACATGTCGCCAGAGTTTCTGTTCATTATTAATATGATTGTCAGTAATAATATCAGAAGTAATTTTAATGCCCATAAGTTTTAACAAGTCTGGAGAGTAGATCACGATAATGGCCCTTCGAATTTCTAAAATTAAATCGAGTAGCGACCTCGTAATGTTCATGAACATCATCTAAAATATAAGTGATGTCTGCGCCTTGCAAACCTTGATTAACAATATGTTCTTCTATATCTTTCAAATCTAATATCATGTCATCTTTAGTATAGTTATTAGGACTCATCTTTGATAGTCTCCCTCTTAAAATTTTTTAAGTACACAACATTATTTTTAATTTTAAATTTTTTAAAATTTTTTATTTCTTTTTCAGATGCTTCACCGGTACGATAAAAAGTGTAAAGATCCCCTGAGTCTATCATAAATTGATTATCCATCTGTTCGTAACCATAGCTAACGCCATGAAGCATAGCAAAAATTACACTCTGCAATTTACTATATTCTCTCTTATTAAATTTTTTGGCAGCGGTCATTAGGACCTTAGTTAGATCAGTGATACCATCCGTTTTTTTTGCCATTAATATAATCCCACGTTAATTTATATAAAAATACTTGTTCAGCTTCTGACTGCATGTGTTCTTGAGACGTGGTTCCTGATCCGTTGCAAATGATACAATTTACGTACTTTTTTAGAGAAGTAATGATATATCCTGTTCCATTACAATCAGTACATTTATTGCGTTTGCCAATTCTCTTACTCATATTAAAAATTTTTTTAAGTTGCAAGAGATTATTTTAGGAGGTTATGGTGCCAAGTGCAATGGACTTGACACCATTGTAGATTAGTCTTCGTCTTGATCTGAATCTTCGTCTTGATCTTCGTCTTCGTCTTCGTAATCACTATCTTCATCAGCAAATCCAATTGTTAAATCTTCAATTGGATCATCGTTTTCGTCTTTGATTACAATTTTACCATCATCGATAAGATCTTTTAAAGACTCTTCTACTATTTCTTTGATTGATTTAGCCATAATAAACTCCCTTATTGGAAGTAAATTAAAACATAGAAACTTAATGGGATATAGCTGTCATAAAAATTTATTATCATGGATTTATAACCCACGACAAAAAACTAATTTAGGTCTTAAATTTTTTCTATCCCAAATTCTTTTACCAGTTTTAAATAAGCCTTTTTCTTTTCCAGGAATTCTTCTGCAAGTAAATCCATAGGTTTTGCCAACCAAAATCCATTTATCTTTTTTATAAAGATCTGCAGTTCTTGGTGGCTCTATTAACGATTCAAAACCTATAACCTTATCTCCATATTTATTAAGCCAATCGACATTAATTTTTTCTCTCCAAGCTTTTAATACTTGTGAAGTAAAGTTACGTATTGGATACTTGCCGTTAACTTTTTCTACATGATAAAAGACATTATTCACGATCTGTTGAAATTTAGATTTATCAATTCCAAAGTATTCGTTACGTCCTGGTAAAAATAAAGTGCAGCTCCCACCAACAATGTGGCCATAATAAGTATTATTATAATATATCGCATAACATATAGATCTACCTACAAATCCTTTTGGCTTTGTATAATGTTTAGCCATTGATTGAAGGAGCTTTTCATTTGTTTTACTAGTTATCTTTAGATGAATCATCTAAAACTTTTTTTATTGCAAGGCCAAATATTCTAGCCATTTGTGGCACTATTGCATTGCCTAAACTTTTTATTCTGCTTGATCTATCTTTGTCCAATTTATAGGAAATCCCATTAGGAATTCTACAAAATGAGGATTCAGTTTGCCACCAGGTTTTGGTACTTTGTTCTTCAACATATTGCCTACTACTGTTGACTTCCCCTTCTGACTGATTGGAAACGTCACATTCTTTGAGTCGTGAGCCGTGGGTGTTGGAATTTGGTTCTTCTCTAGATACAACATTGCGTCTGATAATTTCGCTCCAAAGGTCGAGGTTGGTTTGTTTTTCTTCCTCAGAATAAAACCCCCAGATTTTGTCTGTTCTACTCTGTCCGATTGTTCTCCCCCTTCTTCGCAGACTACTGATGGTGTTGGATACATCCTCATTGTTTCTGGATCCACTTGTTCTCTCAGATTCGATGGTTTCTTTCTGCCCTTTCGATGACCCTCCATTAATTTTTTTGTCCCTGCTGCGCTTCTCGGCGGCAAGTAATCCATTGTGTTTGGAGTGGCCCACAATCCAGACTCTGTTTCTTCTGTGCCAAGCACCGATGCCTGAAGCTGGAATAAGAAAACATTGGACTTCGAAACCTTCACCTTCCAACTCGTCTTGCACCTGTCTGAGTACCATGCCGTCTTGGAGGTTAATAAGTCCTTGCACATTCTCCCCAATAACGAATTCTGGTTTAACTTCTTTGATGAGTCTAAACATTTCTGGCCAGAGGTAACGGTTGTCATCTGTTCCTTTCTGTCTTCCTGCAACACTGAAGGGTTGGCACGGGAATCCTCCAGTAATGACATCTGCTTCGAATTCTTCTCCTTTGACATTTCTTATATCTCCTTCTATCGGTATGTTTGGAAAATTTTTATGTAACACCTTTTGACAAAATTTATCAAACTCTACAAATTTTATTGTTTCAAATATATCAGTGGAATGAAGACCTAAACTAAACCCTCCAATCCCACTGAATAAGTCTATTACTTTAAGCTTGTTCAACTTGATTTCTCATTTTAAGAAATTTGAGTTTAGCTATTTTTAACATACGGTCAAATAATGATTCTGCTTTTACTGTATGTATTTTGTTTCTAAGTTCTCCATTAAGATATAGTGTAATATTATTCTTATCTAGATCTAACTCTATGGTAAAAAATTCTTTACCCTTTATCTTTTTTTCCACCATTTGCATCTCCGTTTAAAAGTTTTGTGCGAAATGTTGCGTTAGGAATTTTATTTTTCCTTGCTTGATGATCTACATAATCACTTAATATTTTAGATATCATTGCACCAGGAGCTCTAAACTTTTCTTTGCAAAGACCTTTTAATAAATCGTAATCATATTTTTTTATTGCAACTGATTTCCATTTATTTATGTCCATCTTTAACCTCCATGTCTGGTGTTAAAACTAAAGGTATTTCTTTAGAGGGATCCAATAATGCTACAGTTGATTCTAATTTTTTATTAGTTTCTTGTAGCACTTTTAAACTTCCTTCTAATGCATTAAGTCTATTAATTAAAACATGAAAAGTATTTTCAAGTTTTTTTAATGCTGTATCAAACTCATCACCCTCTGGCTTTTGGCCTAAAGGTAAAACATTTGGGTTAGTATTAGTTTCCATTGTCATTTATATCCTCCATTGTTGGTTCGTCTTTTCTGTTTTGTAATTCGTCTTCTACTAAAAGAGTAGCTACAGTTTTATCAAATGGATAATGAATATGATTTTCTCCTTCAATAAATTTAATATTTGCTATTCCATCAATGTACATATCGTAATCCGTTGTAAATTCTATTGGAGTACCACTTGCATCAAATTCTGGTATAGCTGCTAACTTCTCATCTGCATCCTCAATTATTTGATTTAGTATTAGACTTCTACTTTTTAATTTTTTCATGAGATCTTACATATATGGGATAATAAAACATGTCAAACAATATTGCATCAAACTTATAAAAAAGTATAAAGAATTATGGTTTTAAAATTTATATTATTAAGTAGTTTTTGTTTTAATATAAATAATGAGATAAAGTGTGGCCAATACTTACGTGATAACCTCATAGATCGACAGAGATGCATAAATATGGCAAATGCTGTAGGTAGAGCCCAGAAAACTAAAATGGAAGGCAGAGAGGGTTCTTTAGTCCAATATGAGGCACATTGTATAGCTATCACCCAAGAAGGTTATGATGTTGACCATTCCTTCAAAATATCCTATACTATCTCATGAAGGCTTATCGTATCATAGCTTATCAAAACAATATGCGTGTAGACCAAGTTGTTGAAGCAGAAAATGATAAAGCAGCATTACATAAGTTTTCAGAAATGGTGGATCAAGGTAAGTGTGAAATTATCAAAGATGGTTTTACAGGAAACACCGAGGTTCACTTAACTTATGAGGAACTAAAAAATGAGTCCAAAAAAGATTGAGTTGTTAAAACAACTTCAACATCTTGAGCATAAGTGGTCATCTGAGTTAATGACACATGGTGGTGTACATACCGGTATGACTAAAATTGAGTCTGATATTAGATCTAAAAGAAACCAGATCAAGTATCAAGATGTTCAAGAAAACTTAGCTGCAACAGGTTAAGTTTTAGTATTTAAAAAATTAAACTTTTCTCCTAGGAGTCGTTTCGGCAAAATAAACTGGTAGTGATTTATAATAGCATATAATTTTTTTCTTTTGCTTACACTATATGGTAAAAATAAATTTGCTAAATAATAAGCCTTACGGTGAGAGCATCTCCATCTCCACTGATCTCTTCTATTCATAGATCCTTTTGCTTTACCTTTAAAATGTATAGTACCAACTTTTACTATGTCATAAAAATTTTTAATACATTCTAGATCCGTCATGGCTATCTCCATCCCTACATTCCATTTTTTATAAACCTTACCGTTTTTATTCTTACAATTGTATTGTGCATAATTTATATTACCCTCTCCATCAAACAGACCAGCTGCGTATCCAATCATATCTTTATTATCATGTGGTAAGTTTTTTTTATTTAGCATCACCCCAACTGTCTCCTAAACCTTTATCAACAACAGAAGGGACCTTAAATTTAATTGCTTTTTCCATTATATTTTTGATTTCATTAGCATGTTTGTCATCTTTAATGTTAAAACAAAGTTCATCATGTATCTGTAACATAGGTAAGTGACCAGCTTTATAACAATCTAGCATTGCTTGTTTTGTTTGATCTGCAGAAGATCCTTGAATTAATCTATTTAATGCTTTGTAAGTGTAAGCTCTTTTAATATTATCTTTTCCATATTTAGCTACAGCGTCATCAAATTTTTCAGCAACATGCAATCCAAAATCTTTTGTTTCCCATAAATCAAATCTGCACTTTCTACCTTTTTTTGTTCTAATTACACCTTTTTCATCAGCTGCATATTTGCATTTATCAGATAGTAATTTAACAAAAGGAACTTTTCTATTATATTTTACAATTAGTTTATCAGCCTCATCCTTACTAACACCAAGTGATAAAGCTAATTTGTTTTTACCCATACCATACATTAAACCTAAGCCAATTGTTTTTGCTTGGGATCTTTCAATACCTACTAAATCAGCAACCGTTTGATGAAAGTCAGCCTCAGTATTTTTATATGCATCTACTAATTCGTTAGATCCTTCATATCCTTCCCCAATTGATGCTGCATAATGAACAGTCATTCTAGGTTCTTGTTGTGAATAATCAAAACTACCCCATTGGTGTCCTTCCTCTGGAATAAATAAACTTCTTATCTTTGGCCCAAAATCTTTATTCCTAGCAGGTACTTGTTGTAAGTTCGGATTGCTCATAGATAATCTACCAGATACTGTGCCCCCGGTATCAGATCTTAATTGTTGTATCTCACCATGAATCCTACCATTTACTTGGTACTTCATGATCGATGCCAAAAAAGTTCCATGAAATTTATTTACCTCTCTTGCTTGAACAATAAGTTGTGCTATTTTGTTTTTATTATTACTTAACCAATTTTGTGTAAAGGAAGGTTCTTTTGTTTTTTCGGTTCGTGGATAATCTAGTTTCATTTTGTCAAAAGCTTTGGCAATCTGGCGTGATGCCCAAATGTCTACTTCTATTCCTGATTCTTTTTTTATGGCCAATAATATTTCTTTCTCTTGGTTCTTCATTTCTTTTTGTAATTCTTCAGCTTTTGCCACTTGGACTCGTATTCCTCTCTGGCGCATTTTTATAAGAACAGGTATTAAATTTCTCTCTAGATCCCAAACTGTTTGGAGACTTTGATTTTGTATTTCTACTTTAAATCTTTGCCATAACTTTAATGTAAGTGTTGCATCTTGTTCAGCATAATAACCAACATGTTCTGCAGGTAATTTCCACATTTCAGCTTTGGGATCTATACCATGAGCTGCTGCAGCTTCTCTTAATTCTGTTTCTGCTTTAATCTCACCAAGATAATCAACTGATAGTGCATTCAATGAATAACTAAATCTGTTTTCATCTATAAGTGCTGCTGCTATCATTGTATCTATTATAGGTCCGTGAACCGTGATGCCAGATGCTTCAAGCCAACCTACATCGTACTGTGCATTATGAAATATTTTAGGACAGGGTAAACTACAAATTTTTTTCATATAAGCTTTCACTTGTTCAGGTATCATGTTACCTCCACCAAGATGGCCAAATGGAAAGTATCCTTGCCACCCATCAACGGCTACAGCAAATCCCACTATTTCACCTTTACCCAAAGCCCAACCTGCACCTAATCTTTCATTAATACCATCGTCTCTAGTTTCTAAATCAATTGCAATTTCTTTAGCATTAGATAAATCCTTATACTCACTAGGAGTATTCCAAATAGCTTTTTTGAAGGTTAAAGTTAACTGTAATCCCTTACTCATTTTTTTGAAGATCCTTATAATTTTTTATATTTTTTAATTTGTAATACCAACTAGTGTCTCTACCATTATCAAGGCACCACTTGTAATGACTCTCTTTTATAGATGTCATAAGTTTCATATTAGCCCAAGGGGCATTATTATTTTTTTTGTTCATCTCTTAAATGCTCTATCTCTAAATCACAATAATGTTTTATTTTGTTCAGATCTTCTACTGATTTACCCTTTGTTAAATATCTACATACATATTTTATTACGTTTGCTTGAAAAGGATTAAGGCCATTCTTTCTTATAAATGTCCAAGGTTGTATAAAAAATTTTTTATAGTGAGATCCCCCAATTTGTTTATCCTCTGGAAAAGCCTCTTCGAACATATCCTTATTTGTCATTTTTCTCCTGGACATAGATTAAATAGTCTGCACCAATTGGGTAATTAAACTTATAGTCTGTTCTTAATAAATGTAAAGTTTTTCTTGCTCTAGTTGCACCGGTATACCAAACTCTTCTTTCATCACTTTTTTCTTGTTTAGATTTGTGTGCATAGTCTGATGGATAGTTACCTTTACTATATAACACTACATGATTAGCTTCTCCTCCTTTTACAGAGTGTATTGTATCAATTGTAATTAATGGATCTTTATCTAATTCTTTTTGGCCATACCTTCTTAATAATCTAATGAAGTGTCTGACTTGTCTTGGTTTAAAATTTCTTCTTAAGATCCAATACCAAGGTTTCTTTGCGTCTTCATCTTTTAATTCTAATCCACACCATTCTTTTAAATCTTGAAAATTGTATTCTCTAAAATCTGGTTCGGCTCTCCAAAATTTATCTAATCTAAAAGCTGGATCGGAAAGCTCTCTTAAAAACTTAAACATATTTCTTGCTTGTTTCTTATCTATCTTCTTATCTTTTGTAATTGCTGTCCAAGCTTTAATTGCTTCCCATTGTTTTTCGTCAAAACATTTATTCTCTCTATTGTCCTTATAATATAGCCCTGCATCTTTAGCTAACATTCTAAGTTCATTAACTGTTTCATTAACACGTCCCAAAATATACCAATCTTCTTGTAGGTTCTCAAAAGGAATTTCTTTAAATGATAGATAGCTTTTTACATAGCCTTGACTTTTTCCTGGAAGATATTCTTTCTCTTCACTATCTCTAATACCTCTTCTAATTACCTGAGAAAATTTATATATAGCTTCTCCAAATCTTTGAGTCTTTCTCAATTTAACTTTTCGTCCAGGAAAGAAGGTAGTAAAATATTTAGGATCAGCACCATTCCATTTGTAAATACCTTGGTCATCATCTCCTGCCAAATAAATTCTATCGGATTTCATCGCCATCTTATAAATTACTGACCACTGTAATGGCGTACAATCTTGTGATTCATCTAAAATTAAAACCTTGAGTTTTGGAAAATCAACCTCTTTAATTGTTCTTTCAATCATATCATCAAAGTCTATAAAAGATCTCTCTCCTCCACCTTGTTTGTAATGTTCGTATGTAGAAATCTTACGATTAAACACAGTTAGT